GCTTCATTAGTTAAAGCCATACAAGAGCAACAAGCCCTCATTAAAGCCCTTGAACAAAGAATTATTAACCTCGAAAATAAATAAAATGAGATACCTATTTTTATTCCTTCCTTTGTTTTCCTTTGCTCAAGACGTTGTCAAAGACACTGTTTACATTCAAAAGCAAGGCAACATCTATTACATTATTCAGCAAACTACTTTGTCGGATAGCACTGTGACAGGCTCAAAACAAATATTGGGCGATTCTGCAACTGCCATTCAAAGCCTTGTTACCGATGCAGAAAGGCAAAGTAACACGTTAGCCATTCATGCAAAGCCTATTATCACAAAGGGCAAAGCGGTGCAAAGGATAAATTATTACAATGACTTGCACGTTCAAATAAGTGGTAAGCCTGTCTATTTTACAACGGCTCAAAGAGACACGGCAAAGTTTTTGGGAGACTGGAAATTAAATTTTAACGGTGAAATTATTGATGGTGTAATTGAATTAAACAACAATAAGCGTTTTATTTTCAATCCTGATAATGGTAAAGTGTACACGATTTCAACCAACTTACTTTTAGCCACATTTACCAATCAAATATCTTTTACCTTTAACTCCGTTAAATACGACTTGTACAAATATGCTGATGGCAAGTTTGCAACGGTGGATGGAGATGTTAGGTTAATAAAACTTGAATAATGAAAGCAGTTATTTACAACATTTTTAAACTTGGTTACGATGGCATTGCCTATTCCATTTGCTGCGGAGTGCTATTCTCGTTTTTTCTACCCATCAAACATTTCTTGATTTTTACAATCTTTGTAGTTTTTGCAGACACGGTCACGGGAATCATGGCGGCAAGGAAAAGGGGAGAGGCGATAACAAGCAAAGGGCTTTATCGCACATCGCAAAAGGTGGTAACCTATTTCTGCGGTATAATGATTTTTCACGGGGCAGGAATAACATTTGGATTGCCTTCGCAAATAACATATTCTGTGAGCTTTATTATTGCAGCTACGGAATTGTTTAGTATTTCGGAAAATATAAAATCCATTACTGGCACAAATATCGGTACAATTATTCTTAGATTTTTCAGACGTTAAAAACAAATAATATGCAGACTAATTTAAAAGAGGCTTTAAAAAGCGCAGACACAATCAATAGTCCATTGGGCGACGTGGCTTGTTTTGCTTTCAATTTTGCGGAACTTGCGCAAGAGGTAAATGTACTTCTTACGGACGATGGGAAAAAAGTCAAATTAACCTGGCGAGAATATGTTAAACTTGCTCAAATCATTTGGGACAAGATTAAGGAAACAAGCAAAGAATGTGCTGGGAAAGAGATAGAGGTGAAACTTCCTCCTAAATTATCGCTCGTAGCTGCAGGTTTTTCGCTCATCGGGTTTAAGTTATAGGCGCAGAGAAGTCGCTACCTTAGTGCCAAGGGGAGTTGATTAATTTCTTCTCCCCTTAAAAATATAAAATATGAAAGCAAATGAATTTTTAATATGCCTTGATGCCGGGCATGGTGGCATGAGAAACGGAACGGGCCCAGAGAAATATGTTACCTATCCTTCAAAGTGCTACCAACATCGCACAGGCAAGTTTCATTCCTATGGATGGTTTTTTGAAGGAGTGTTTAATCGCTCTTTAGCTAACTATTTAGAGCAGTACCTCCTTGACTATGGCTTTAAAGTTAAAAAGATATACGAGCCTATCAATGACACAACATTGAATAAACGCTGCCAACTTGCCAACTCCTACGCATCTGTAGCTAAACACTCTGTCCTTGTTTCTATTCATGGCAATGCTGCCGCAGCAACAACTGCCAGAGGATGGGAGATATTTACATCACCTGGACAAACGAAAGCGGATCTCCTTGCGACTTGCATCGGGGAGCAGGTAAAGAGTAGTACACCAGGCTGGGTGCATAGAGCTGATTATTTAGATGGTGATTTAGATAGGGAGGCAAGGTTTACTATGCTTACCGGTGTATCAATGCCTGCGGTGTTGTCGGAGAATGGATTCTTTACCAATTATTCTGATGCAGGATTAATGATTGATTTGTCTTGGCAGCAGAGTATTGCTAAAGCGCACGCAAAGGGCATCTTAGACTACGCTGTGCAGCAAGGTGTAATGTGGGAATAAAAAAGGCGCAAGTATCTCTCTTGCGCCTCTTAAACACCTTAAACATCAACAAACACTAATTAACAACTATATCCTGCAGTAACTTATTTAATAATCTAACGGCTGATTCTTTTACATCTTCTTTCTCGTTGTTAATTTTAACTACTTGCCATAACAAAGATACCATTCTTTCTGGATTCATATACTGGTAAAATTGTTTGTTTCTTTCATCTTTGGAATTGTAAAAAGATACAAGTGTTGATGCTGATGATACAACATTATTTGTCTTAATTCCTTTTGGATACTTTGCTATCATAGCATCACAAAGTGCTATCTGCTTCTTATCCAGTCCATAGTTTTTAACAGCCATGTGTACCTATTTTTAAAAGTGATAGTTTAGTTTTCTCTTGTTTCATGCGTTGTTCAATAATGCCCATAAACCATTTATCTTGTTTTCTCCGATCCTTCATTGATTCGGCTATGTATATTTGTTCAAGATTGTTAAGACGTTTTCTGATAACTTTTTCCTGTATCATTTGAAATATGCTTTTGATATTAACGCTAATTGGAAAGCGTCAATTTCATCTTGTGATAATTTTTTGTTTCCAGTCACTTCAAGCTTCATTCCTTTAATTACGGACATGGCATAATCCAATGTCCATTTGCTTCCTTTATCCTGTGGTGATATTCCTTTTACTGTATGTCCATACAACTCCAACCAATCAATGGTAAATCTACTGGCACCTTGGTTCATGCCTACATTTCGACTAATCTTCGTTCGTGCCTTACCATCAACATATTTTCTAAAGGTAATATTCTGTAAAGATGAATCTTCTACAACTACTTTTATATCCGTTGACCAAGTCAGTGCATCCCTTGCCCAGTCAGCAAGTTTCTTGTACTTTCCAAAATAAACTTTATCCTCATCAATAATACACACGGCAAATCCGTTAAGCCTCATAGATGGGTCAATGCCTACGAATTTTGCCATAAGTTATTTTTTTATTTAAAAAGTTACGTTTAAAATATTTGCTTACAAATTTTAGCAATTCAATATAGTCATAGTATTTATTTTTATACTTCCATAAACCTGCTACTGGATAGTATTCAAAGTTCTGTGTGCCGTAAGTCATAAACATAGTATTATCATAGGTTGTCCTACTGTAGCCATCCCACAAATTAATGCCAGATAACATATCATAGGTAATCGTATCAACTGTATAGCTTTCATCTGCCTCACTGTAATAGCGTCTTTCCAACAAGCCTTTATCTATCTTTTCAAGGCTCATGGTATTGTATGCAAAAAAATGATTATTCTGTGCTGGTAAATAGGCAACTGTTAGCATAAAGCAAACGGCCATTGTAAACTTGATCGGCTGCGTGCTGCTAATGTTTGTTGTAGTCGTTTCTTTAACTAACCTTCTCCTCCTTGTCCTTGGCTCTTTAATACCTATGCCGTATGCCTCTATGCCTTTCTCAATAAACTGTATTTCAAGAACATATCCAAAGCAGATAATAGCACCAATGAAGAAAAACATAGCGTAAAACTCTGCACCAGTGCTTTGCCCTTGTATGCTAAACCATAACTCTAACAATGCTATTACTGTAGCAGCAGCAGCAACACGCGGAGGAAATTTACTGCGCTTGTCGGATGGGTTAAGGAAATCAATAAAGACAACGGCAAATCTGCCAAACTGGAGCATAAGAGAGGCAGGGATAGATAGCAGCAGAGGAAGGGGAAGAAAGTACACATTGAGAGCTGCGGTAATAAGGTAAGTTAATATTATACCTGTAAAAATAATCTTTGGCATTGAGGAGGTAATGTCCTGGAATAGCCATTCAAAGTTCTGATTGTTAAAATTCTTTTTCATGTTTGTGATGTTTTAATAATTAATGATAGCAAATATACAAAGTATATTTATATATTATAATAAAATAAAAAAAAAATGGGAAATAAAATACTTCCCACTACAAACCACTAATCACTCCTTTTGGAAAAGTTCTTCTCTGCGCTTGTGCATCTCATCTGCTGGCATAATAGTTAACTCTTTTGCGGTTGTTTCAATCCGTAGTTCTTTAAATCTTTCAATAGCCTCTGCCACATCATTAGCAGCTACACTTACAATTCCTTCTCTGTACTTTATTATAAAGCGCTTTGTTTTAACTTCCATTAGTACCATTTTTTTAAAGTGTCAACAATAAAATAAATGGCATAAGATAGTGTTATAATACCTCCAATGGCTACAATAATAACTGCAATGTCTTTGCCTAATTTCTGTTTTTCTTGTTCTGTTAGCATGGTTATCTGTTTAAATAGTTTTTACTTGCGACTGGATCTTTGCCCTGGTCTTTATACTTTGCATCTGCCTTGCTGGCATAGTCGGTGTACGGCATTTCGCTAATGTCGTGGTAGCAAATTTGGGCAATCTTCATGCCAGGATATATTTTAACTGGCTGTACACAAACAAGCTCTAAAGTCCAATGCCCTCTAAAATTTACATCTCCAAATCCTGCAGTCACATGAACAAATAAACCTAATCTTCCTAAACTCGATTTACCTTGTATAATTGGAACGTGGCGAAGTGTCTCCGTATATTCTACAGTTGAGGCAAGGTATAAAATGTTAGGCTGCAAAATCATTCCTTCTTCTGGAATAATCATAGGAGCGTAGGCATTCTTCTTCCTGGTATCAAGAATATGGTCAGTGTACATTAGCAAAGTATTGCTTAGTGTTAAGTCAACACTATTAGTACCAATGTTTGCCTCTATTAATGGCTCAATGACGATGTTTTTTAATGCTATTTCGTCAATAATGGTCTTGTCTGTTAAAATCATTTTATTGGTTTTAAGATATTGATTTTGTTAAAATATTTTTAATATCCTCTAAAGTAATTATTTCAGTATTATTTATACATTCAAGAATACTATCAATAGCAAATTTCATTTTTGGAGCTAAGCAAATTAACTCGGCATCTTTCATTGATAACCCTCCTTTAATATCTTTATTAACTTCATTTAATCCAATAATCATTAAGTTTTCTGATTCTCCATTATCGTCAGCTTCTATATCTCTAATTATAATTTGAGAACCATTTAACATTGGTTTAAATTGATTTATATCTATATACCAATCTTTATATTTTTTTTGCTTACTCATTTCTTTAAATCATTTAGTTCTGGATGAGTAAAATAAAACTCTGTCAGCATTGCAGCATTGCACATCAAGTGTGCTGAGTGCAGTAGTCCACTTTCAGCGTCAATCATTTCACCAAGGCGCATTGCTTCCAGGTGACGCATAGCGGAGGCAATGACAACGGAGAAGGGAAAGCCTTTCTCCCAGTTACCGGCAGGATACTTTTCTAAACCTTGTGTCCATACTTTGGCATATTCTCTTTGGGCAATGGCTGGGCAAAGGTCGTAGCGTAGCTTATTTTCATTGTGTCGCATAGCTTCTTTCATAGGTGAAATGCTTCTAAAGATAATATAAATTTATTTGTAAGTTTTAATTCATGCAGCATCTCCATAGCTATATATCTTGTTTCTGCCTGGGCATTTGCGTCAATGCGTAGCTTAAACATATTTATGTACGCGTAGAGAGATCCAGTCCAGATAAAGGTAGTATTTAAGTTTAACGGTAAAATAGTACGCGCTTGTTCCTTTGATACTCCAAGTTCTATTAACGTGTGATACGCTCTTTTAGCATGGTCAATCATTTGGTCTTCTATAAACTTTGCCTTCTCTGCCACATCAGTAAACAACATACCTTCGCTGCCTTGCTTACTTGACTTGCTTTGTTTCCTCCATACATTGACCTTAGTGTATGTATCGGAAAAATCAACGTATCTGCCAGATATACTATTGGCAGATAAGCCTACCTGGTGCTTGAACAACTGCCGCTCAACATAGATAGGGCAAGTTATCCGGTACTGTATCTGCGGATGGCGAAAGGGCGAAGTGTGACCATGTGAGGCAAGGTAATTTATTAGGCTTTTGTTTTCGCCACTGGTGTAATTGGTTGCGTCCTTGCCATAGCTGACGCGAGCTGCGTTAACTACCATTTCATCATTGCCAAATATTTCTAATAGTTCTATTTTCATTTTATCATTTTGTTGACGTCAACGATATGGTTAAAAGTGCCTGTCTTTCCAGGCTGTCACTCGTTTATTTTGCGCTCTCTGGACTTTATGAGTTAAGCCCTGTTAACCGTAAGCGTTTCGGTTCGTCTGCAATAATATGTAAACCTGTGACGAATTTTCCTTAGCGTTTACATCTTGCTAAGTTGCAAGGGTGGGATTTGAACCCACAATGTCAGCAAAACTTCGCTTTGCGCTACCCATCCGCTACCTTGCTAAAATGCCTGTCTATTTCCAGGCTGCCAATTCATCCTCTGACGCAATAGGATGGAAAGAAATGTTTAATCAGTAAACAAAACATCCTACTCCGAGGTCTGCAAATATCTTATGTAGTCATGTGTCCTACTAATATTCTTTCCTGCCTAAAGCTACTAAGCAAAGTTCGGTAGTTATCACTGGTTATAAGTAATAGCTGCTTAACCGCTCTACATTGCTCAAAGATAGCAGTGGCTTTGGGATATTTTCCTTTGACATAATAATCTGTCAAAGTAGAAGAGTGCTTTATTCTTTTATACTCATCCTCTGCCATGTCACGGATGCACATCATTAGTAGCTGGCTATATATACTTTCATTCATGCCAGAGATAACGGTGTAGCGTGAATAGTAAGCGGATAACTGTCGAAGATACTGGTCACATTCGTCAAGCATTTCCGCAGATGGTGCAACGGAAATAAAAGTATTTACTTCATCGCAAAAGGCTTTAATCTCCATCATTTGAGTGTTATACTCTTTCACTTTGCGTCTTTTACCGTTAGCAATGTAATTGTCTTTGTTTCCTCTGTTGCTACACCGTAAAGTATTTCCTGTTTCTTCTGTTCAGCCAGTTGCTCCTCTCTTTCTTGTAGTTCCGGGCTATGGGTATAGGACTTTTTCTCATAAGTGCTATAACTTAATATCTTATCTTTAAATTTTTTAGTATATCTACTATTTTGCAACTTATCTTCTATTTTTTTTCTAATAATATCTCTTTGATATGTTGCTTGTTTAATAAAAATATCTAAATCAGTATATGTTTCTGTTAAAAAATATATTTGCCGATCACAATGCAGCTCATATGCTTCCGCTATTTCCTCCGCTGCTTTTTTTATCCTAATCTCTGTCTTTGCCAAGTCTTGCATTGTGAAGGTGTGCTGATATGTTTCATGCACATCTGTCCACTCCATGCTTTTGCCTTTTATTCTTGTCTTGTAATAATCAATAAAACAAGTAGGGATAATGCCATATTGCTGAAATATTACATAGCTATAGGCTTGCATTTGTAAACTGTTTTCTAATCTGTCTTGTGTCCAGGCAGCAGTGCCTGTTTTAAAGTCTCGGATAATCTCAAATTTTTCGGAGGCATTGTCAATGTATCCAAGAAATTTAAAGTCACCGAAATCGTACTCTAACTTATGCTCAACATGAGGATAAATTAATATATCGTTTAGAAAGTTATTAGGAAAATTAAACTCTCTTTTCTCTCCCTTGCAATAGTCCTCAATGTCACTGGCAAACTGCTTTCCAAATTCCATCATAGGAGAAGGAGCATCCGGTATGTTTAGAAAATACCTCTTCATGTAGGCGGAGGGATCGGACTCCCAGAGATTAATCTGCGAGATAGAAAGGTGTGGTCGTGGTAGTTTAAACATTGTCTTCTGTTGTGTATGGTGTTTCAATAAATTTCTTTAAATCATGTATAATGTAATCCAATGCTTTTTTAATTTCTTCTTCTTTATTTATATTGTTAGCCTCTATTTTATCTTTTTGAGATGTAATAGTATGTACCAATAATGCTAATCTTGAACTTCCTTTAAATGCCCAATTTTGTATTTTTTGTTCTTCATTGTCATAAAATGAAACATTGAACGGAGTTTTTCTATCTAAAGCCATTTTGTTTTGTTTTAAAGTTGTTAAAAAAGAGGCAGCGCAGTTACTGCCTCATTATAAGTCATTCACCTCAATTTCTGAAATACCTGTATAAAGATAGTGCTTGTCGCTGCCGTTGCATTCTCATGCGGCACTCCAGCTTCACTTATCTTGTTATAAATGTCAATGTATGCCTGTGAGTAAATGGCAGACATCTCAAAGACTAATGCAGCCAAGTCTGGCTTTTCGCTTTGCTCTGGCTGTGCAGCAGGTGTCTGTGCCTCATCCTCTACTACCTTGTATTTGCCTTTATCATCTATTAGCTGTATGTTCTGCCCAGACTTGTACCTTTCTATAACATCACCAGGCTTTCCGTACACTCTGACTTGGCTTTGATCATCCAGAGTTACGAGGATGTTTATTGAAGGCCCATATTGTCCTTCCCTTGGCGCACCTGCACCATATTTTACCACACCTTTAACGATTTTCATAATCTTCCTTTTTGCAGTCAATAATTTCTTGCTCGTATCTATCCCACACATCTGTGAGCTGCTCCGCTATCCAAGGCACATCAAGTGCTTCTGTCATGATTTCGTTAAATAAAACTTGCTGGGCATCGTCAAGTAATTCGTAGCGGAAGATTTTGTTAATAGCTTTGTCAACATCTTCTTCTGTCGTTCCTTTAATCTTGTAGTCATCCATGAGATAGGATGCAAATCTTTTACTAATGTCGTTCATGTTTGTTTTTATGAAGGTGAAAAAAAAGGCAGCTGGGGGACTGCCCTGTGAAAATATAATTTAAAATCTATTATCAAATGAATATTTGCTATTTATTGTTGTTTTATATCCTTCTTTGTCTAATGAAAAAGTTAATACGCAAATGCTATTCATATCTTTTTTAACAAACAATTCATTTAAAAGATATTTAAACATATCTTTTTTTGTACTAAATTCTTTTTCAATTTCTGTTTCCCAAGCCGTAACAATGTAAGTTGAGTATTTCATTATGTTTTGTTTTAAGGTGAATCATCGTGTCTTTTTTACGATTATCAAATATACAAAGTATAATTATAATATACAAGCATAAAGTAAAAATAAATTAAAATATTTTCATTTTTTTATCACCTTCCTCCACACTGCCAATTTCTGCGCAATTACTACTGCTCTTTTCATGTTGCCCTGTTCTATTTTCTTTGCATGGCTGCGGATAGTAAGAAGGTCTAATGACTCTGGTGGCTCTTTGAGTGCAATGGCCTGGGCTTCATCCCATAATGCTCTTTTCTCTCCTTCCTCGTATGTTATCATGTCAAACTTTAAGCACATATCATACCAATACAGCGGCACATCTTCAAAGGTCTTACCGGTAAACTCTTTTATCATCGTTGGAAATTCTGCATACAATTTCTCTCTTTCTGCCTTTCCCCTTTCCTCCATCTGCACCTGGTGTCGGAGTGCTGCTACTTCATTGTCATGGCTTGCTATTATTTTCCTCCGGTAAGTCATATAGCCATTTAATATTTTGCCAATGGTGTGCATATTTGCTTTGCCATAGAATTTAATATCATCATCAAGTTCTAAACTTTCAGCAGAGAAAAGGCGGAAAGCTATCTCAATCTCATTGGCTGCTATTTGCCCAAAGGTCTTTACTATCTCCTTGGCTATGTTGGCAAAGAATGCTAAGTCTCCATCAATGCCGTACATTGGAAAAACCGAGCTAATAACATTCAATGTTTGTTTGTACGCATCCTTTTGCTCCATGTTGGCAATGCGATTTGATCGGGCGGATATTATTGCCTGCTCGTCGGAGTTACGCGGTTGGTACTGTGTTAAATTACTCATTAGTGAATTGTTTTAGTTGTTCAAAATAAAATACTATCTCTCTGGGAGTTTCATGTACTAAATAATACTTTTTAGCAAATCTATAGTTAGATGAATATGAATTTAACCTATGTATCTGTTCTTTGATTTCATTGCGAAATGCTTCAAGTGAGTAAGCTGATTTCCATTTATTACACACGCGACAACTGGGCATCAAGTTGTCAATATCATTTAGTTCCTTGTCAGTATATATAAAATTAGATTTTAAACTGAAACTTAATTTACTAACCAGATGATCCACTTGCATTTCTTTAATGGTCATTTTTATTCCACAATACGCACAATGTCCATTGTACTTTTCGTGTATAAATTTTCTTGTTTCTTTATTCATTAGTAAATTGTTTTAGTTTGTGATAGGTTCTCTGGTACTCTATATACTTCTGCCTTTCCTCATCGGTCATGGCATGGTACTTAGCACGGAGGCGGTGGTTCTCTCGTTCGCGGATCTTCTTGTAAGTATATTCGTTCATAGTTGCGCGGTACTTCTTCATGTACTCACGCATATACGCATTGCGGTCTTTTTTACATTGCATACATTCCAATATTTACTATTTCAACTTCAACTTCTTCCCAGTATGAATGTGCTTTGTATTTTTTTTCATCCCACTTCTCTTGCTGCATTTGCATTGCAAAAAATAGAGCGCATTGTTCAGCGAGAATTGTAACAAGAATTTCATTTCCCAATTCACCTCCAATAGCTGTGATAAGGATATGGTAGTGGTCAAAGAGCTCCTTGGCCTTTTCTTTGGGTGTTTGTTTCATAGCTTTTCTATTTCTTCTTTTACTTTTTGCCAAAAATGAAGTGCTTGCGTTTTTTGAGCATCGTAATAATATCGATGTTCTCCGCCACAATCATCCCAATCAGCAAAGTTTGGGTTTAGTGGGCTTGAATTTAAAATTTCATCCACTGCAATTAAAACACATTGTTTAGCGTTTATTAATGCTCTTTTATCATCAAATCCATTCCAATCTACATAAGGCATATAATTAAGTACTAATTCTTCAGCCTTTTTTTTAGGTGTTTGTTTCATGGTTGAAATTCATTTACTAAGCGATCAATTTCCTCCTGCCTCCGCTTCTCCTGTGCGGCAGGGTTGGAATACATAAATTTAGTATAGATGTTATTTGCCTGGGAGTAAATATTGCTAATAGTAAAATTAGCTTTAAGCCACTTGTCGCTAATTTGCCATGCAGCCGTGGTAAACATTCTTACCATTTCATCGGGTGCCTGCTCACTGGCACTTACCTTCTTTAGCCAACTTACTAACTTTTTGCAGTTTGCACCATCCTTGGCTGTCATGATATAATTATTCTTGTCAGAAGGATACGTAACACCTGCAAGCCGTTCATAGGTGGAGGCAAAGGCGGTAAAGCATAAGTAGGTCTCGGAGGGCTCGCGATCCTTTACCTTTTCTTTTTTCGCAAAATTTTCTTTTGGGTCAGAGTCAGTGTTCAGAGAATCATGGTAAGCCTGGCGAGAGAAAGGATTTTTAATTTTTGTTTTGGGGAGTGGATTTTCAAATTCACATTCTAAAATATTATTAATTGTACTATTATTTTTAGTACTATTATATGTCGGATTATTTTCCGTCTTTTTTCGGATATTTTTCCGAGTATCATCGGATTTATTTCCGACTGTTGTGTTTAGACTATTCCATTGCTTTCCTTTTTCAGTAATTCTTATACAATCTTTTTCGCCAAATTTCTTCCAATCAATTACTCCTTTAGTTTGTAATGATTTGTATAAACGATAAACTGTATCTGATTTATCTGAAATAATAGGCATTTCATCTATGGCTTTATTTCTACTTGCAAAAAACCATACTTGATTATCTACAAATATTTGTTCTGCCCAGGATGGCACAGAGTATAAAAAGCTAAACATTGCAGCTTCGCTTAAACTTAATCCCCATGCTATACTATGTGTCTGGTCTATAGATATTGTGTATTTCATTATTAAACTGTTATTTTATTATCCATTAAATTAAAAATATGTTCAATTTCATCCATTTCAAGATTAAACCATTCTCCTCTAACATTTTTATTAGAAAATAAAGAATGTAAATATCTTTCACTTACTATGCTTTCTAAACATTTATTAATAAGTATAATTTTTGGTGTTTGGCTTGATAAAGTTTTTTCTCTAAATTCTGGATTTATTGATTTACCTATTTTATATAAACCACTTATTTCATCATACATAATGTAAGTAAATCTTATTTTATTAGAATCCTTAATACATTTATCAACATTTACAATTTTATTAGTAAAATGATTTTGATTTTCAGATATCATTTTCTTAAAATAATCAATTAAATATGATACAGATGTACCTTCATCACATTCAAAATGTAAAATTATTTCAGATTTATTTTTACTAAAACTTTTAGTAGATATTATAGTAATATCTAAATCTGATTTTTTATAATCTTTTAATGCTTCTTGTAAAAAATAATCAATTCCCATTTGTTTTAAAATAAAAAGAGCCCAATAGGTGCAAGACTACTGGGCTCATGTGAACAAAGTTTATTTTGTTCGAAATTCTTTAGGTGACTTGCACACCATCTAAAGAACATTGCAAAGATAATACTTTTCTAATTCTTTTCATTTATTTGTTTCACCTCATTCCTATCTTCTATAAAGCCACTGCCATGACTCCCTCCCACTATCTTTAGATACTGGTTCTCAACACTGGCACTATTAATAATCACCTGTGCAACATCTGCCACAACCTTGGCCTTGGCAATGTCGTAAGTGGAATCGGGGTCGGTCAGTTCTTCGAGAACGGAAAATAGGTGGTTGCGTAAATCGCTGATTTTGTTCTTCATTTTGTTAATCTTTTAATTAAGTCGTTAAAATTATCTTGGGTTGTTCTACCATTTCTGCGTTTATCATCGCCAAAAATTTCTAATTTGTATTGCAAATCAAATAGTTTGTCAAACACTCCTAATTCTTTATAATGAGGATTTTCTACTACTTTGTACTTATACTCTGCCATTGCTTCCGCTAATATCCGAGCTTCATCTTTTGTTAGTCTCATTTTACAATGTCTTTAATCTGGTTAATTAATATTTGCACTTCTTTTAATTCCTGCGGTAATTGTTTATGATTGCGATTTAACATAGCCAAATCTTTCCTGGTTACAAGGCAGAGGTTACTAATGTCATCATTGTATTTATTACCATCCAATTTAAACACACACATATCTTTAGGCACTGGGCCGTGGACTTGTTCCCAGTTGTATCGGGCAAGGCTCATCCATTTATGATTAGCGTATTTAATTTCATTATAAGAGTTAATGTCTCTAATACTACCAATCGGCATTTCATTATGTGGTACATTACCTTTTTTAAATACACCGGTTAGTTTTTCTATATGCTGTGGGGACATTTTTTGTCCTTTGTTCCAGGGAATGTGTCCTTTATGAAAACAAGTTCTTCTTACTATGCTACTTGTTTTGACATTTGCCCATTGTGCTATAGATACATTACGGCAATTAGTTGTAATATACTCCTTTGTTTTCCTTAAACCCATGGCATAGGCTTTGTTGCTGATAGATGTAGAAGTGTGAGGCATCCAGGTGGCAATGACCTTGTTAGGAGTGTTAGCATATAATCTTCTAATTATTTCTATCTCCTCATTACTAAACATCTGTTTATTCCTTTTACTACCTTTTACCATGACTAATAATTATAAAACAATAGAATAATCATTACCTTCATGATTGCTATATGTTAAATCACTTGATCCATACCTTGCAGAAATATGTGTGAAAGTAATCCCTTTTGGTTTTAAAAACTCCTGTAATGATTTAAAACTGTTCATCGTGCGAATAGAATGCCCAGTAACAAAATAAGGATCCTCTGGATATAATTCTCTATATTTACTATAATAAGAATGACCTTGAAATTGACCTCCATCAAATCCCATTAAATAGAATTTTTTAATACCTAAATGCAAACCAAGTCCAATAGCATCAAATAATATACTACCTCCAACAAATAAAGTATTAGGTATTTTTTCTACAATCGGCTTAACATAGACTTTTGTAGATTCACATACTGGCATACCTTTGTACTTGTAAAAATCTCCTTCCATTTGTGTTACACCTCTTCTTTCATCATTGCAGTCAAACTCTGGCAATATGTGTTTGTTAGGATGTTTGTAAATCTCTTCTTGCCATAATTGTAAATATCCTTCTGGTAAATCTTTTACTGTATGGTGATTTATACAATAATCGTATTTTATTTTATCATCTTTCCACATATCATTTACACAAATAATTAAATCGTCAATCCAAAAACTATTACATATATCTGCATATGGTAAATGATCTAATGATGCTCCGCTGCCTATTAATAAACAGCTATCATAATATTTATGTGATAAATTATCTATCCATTTCATTTTAATATTCCATTTCGGGAAAACTGGCTTTTACTGTCCAGTATTCAGTTGATAAATTACTTCTTACTTTCCAAAGATTACTGGTATGGTATCCGCTTTTGTAAAAGCATTTACAAGTAGCATCTACAATGTTTTTAGCACTCATGCCTCTGTTATACTTAGCAAACATATATCTTTTGCAATTCTTGTACCTTGGTAAGTTTAAAACATTTGCCCAGCCTTGCACCATGGCATTATAAGAGGAGAAAGCCTGGAAGGCGCAAGGTATCTTTTTACCATTCTTATAACAGTCATCTATAGCATTCATCTTCTTACCGGTGCCTCTGTATTTTATTCCTCCAGGGTTAAACGCTTTTGCCATTAGTTTACTTTCTATTCCGGCATTGGTTGCCTCAATTATAAAGAAAGCATAAATGACAGAGATAGGAAGATCAGTTTTCTTGTGCATAGTGTAAAAGAAATCTTCATACATAAAGCCTAACCATATACGACGTAAATCTACCAGACTTTTATTCTTTAATCTTCTAAAGCCTTGTCCTTCTAAAAAGTCCTGCAATTCATCTTTGCCCATGTTTTTAATCTGTGTTCCTGGCAGATTCTTCATGTCAATAATCATAAGATTATCTTGTGGATATTCTTTTGCAGGATTAGGTCTATTGTCCTTGCTTTTGGCATTTGTACCTTTGCCGGAAAAGGAGATAAACAGCGATGAGATAACGAGGATTAAAAGCAGATAGCCTTTAATTTTTGTTTGTTTGTTCATACTAATTGGTTTATAAATGTTGTTTAAAATGGCAAATCTTCGCCAAGGTCTAATTTACCTACTGGCGGAGTAGTTGTGTGTGGTGTAGCTTCTGCGGTAGGCTTGCCTCCAAATTCTAAAGATGTGATTCTGCAGTTTATCATACCAACAGGCTCTCCGTTTTTATTATAGGCATTAACTGTGCCAGATCCTTCTGCGACAATATAAGTGCCTTTTGTAATGAATGGCGCAAGTTTAACGGCTCTTTCTCCCCATACAGAACAACCTACCCAGATTGTTTTTTCTCCAGGACTTGCACCATACACTTTTTCGGTGTGGGCAATAGAAAAAGAGCATACAGTTGTATCTCCAACTGTTTTTAATTCAGCATCACTGCCTACTCTTCCAGAAACTATTAATTTTATCATAATTATTTTTTATTTGCAAATATATATAAAATTGTATAACTTTGCATAAATAATATAAAAAAATGGATGTACTAACGAAAAAAAAGAAAAGCGTGTTATTAGATGAGGATAGTCATAGGATGCTCATTACTACACAGATTAAACTATCGGCAAAGACTGGAAAGAAGATGCCACTGGTTGAGATTATTAATTATCTATGTGCAGATTGGCAAAAAAACAATAAATGAAGGCTACTATATTTACATCTTCTAAGAGTCAAGCGACAGACTATTACCGCACTATTGGGCCGTTTTCGCGATTAGCTCTGCAAAAGAAATTTGAATTAGTTATCTGCCAACAAGAAAAGGCAGCCTGGTATGATATTTATAACACCGATATAGTAATTATTCAGCGTCCTAATTCAACTGCCTCCCTTGGTATAATGGCAGATGCAAAGCGAATGGGAAAGGCTGTTATAATTGACTTTGACGATCACTTATTAAATGTGCCGGAAGATAATCCTGCGTCTGCTTATTTTAGCAATCCGCAGGTGCAAAAGCAAATACAAGATACTTTCTTATTTGCCGATGTCATTATAGTATCTACTCAAAAGCTATATGACTTATATAAACCTTTGAGCCATGATAAGCCTATGTTTGTCATACCTAATGGATGGTCACCTACTGACCTACCTATGACAAAGGTGGAAGAGCAGCATAATCCTCCAAGGTTTGTTTGGCGTGGTGGCAGTACACACTTTGCAGACTTACACACAATAAAGGAGCAGCTTAACAAGGCGATGGAGTTAGATACTGAATTTACATTCTTTGGTATGCCTAAGTTCATGATGTACGACTTTAGCAAGAAGGCTAACTTTGTAGAATGGAATAGTATGTTTATCTATTTTACATTCATGCAAAGAATAGAAGGTGACTATGGTTACTATCCATTAGTAAGAAATGAGTTTAATGAGAGTAAGTCTAATATCTTTGCTATTGAATGTTTAGCAAATGGTATGCCAGTCTTAGCAGATGTTTACTTTAAGGAGTTTAATATACCTGGTGTAATGTGTTACGATACACCTCACCAGTTTTTTGACCTTGTATTAGCTATTATAGCTGGCAACATTAATAAGCTATCTCTCGTTAAGGATGGAAGGAAGTACCTTAATGAAGTGTTACACATAGACTTACTTAATCAGCAGCGATACAAGATACTAAAAGGACTATAGATGCCATATATAAGTAAGGGAATAGGTAGTACCATACATAAGGCTAAGATGCAGCGCACACCATCGGGTGAGCAAGGTAGCTACAATAACGCATGGCAGAAGGTTAGCGTAAACTATAGACGTGCCAATCCATTGTGTGAGGTGTGCTTGGTATTAGGTGAGATGGTTGACATAACACCAGGTGATTATAAGGGATGTGTTGACCACATGATACCTATCACAAGAGGTGGTAGTATGTATAACTTAGGCAACCTCTTAGCATTATGTAAGTCATGTCATGATACTAAGTCAATACTGGAGAAGACATCTGTTGCACCTGTTCCCATTTACATGGATGCTGATGCAAAGATACTACCGAAGGACAAGGCTGATGTCGTGTCATGGCTGGCAAAGCAGGTGCAGAGGAAGCGGAGCATAGAACAACAAGGAGGAGCATGAGGAGAACGAGCGGACAAGGTCGGAGAGGCACGAAGGACCGGGGGAGGGAAGGAATTACCTCGAAAGCCTAAACATCGTACTGTGCAGAAAAGAAGACATTAATTCAATCTCCAAAAGGGGGGTTTAACCAAAGCATAAAAAAGCAAAATAAATGAGAGCAAAGTCATTGAAAACAAAAGAACTTCAAGGTACATTGATACCTTCCCGTATCAAATCCTTTTCTGGTAGCCCAGTCGGCAGGTCATTGTTAAAACTGAATGAGGACGAGGTAAAGATTTATGAGAAATTAAAAGACCATCTCCAAGCCCACAAGGCAAGCAAGGATGTTGATGACATTTTTTTGAGCATTGCTACGCGTGCCATTGGTCATCTACTTTATAATGCCGAGGTTCTTGCAGTTGCCGGTGCAGTTATGGTTCATCCAAACGGTGCAAGGCAGGTAAGTGCCGAATGGACTGCATTTAAGCAATCTATGGATATGTTTTTGGAGATTAGCAAGAGTTTAGGACTTGATCCGGGCAGCCGTTTAAAATTGGACTACTTTAGAGATAGTAACGAAGATGAGGATGACGAGATAGCTAAACTTTTAAAAATGAACTAATGAAACAAGGCATTTTTGAAACATTGACCTTTATCATTGTTATAACTATAATGGTAACAGGTTTAGCCGTTCCTTTTTACTACCTATGGAATTGGTTGTTTGTAAAATTTTTTTGGTTTGATTATATTGACTATGCGGAGGCTGTTGGTTTTGTTAGCTTTCTTTTTCTATTTAGATTTATTGCCATAGAAATTAAAACACCTAAATGAAGTTTATTGAGGATGTTGTATCGGGGCGTTTAATATTAGGCAACTATGCAAGGCTGGCAGTTGACAGGCATTTAGCTGATTTAAAAAATAACGATTGGGAGTATGTTTTTTCAGAGGAGAAGGCAACCAGGGCTTTCTCCTTTATTTCTGCACTCCGACACACCAAGGGAGAGTTTGCTGGGCAGCGATTTAACATCCAACCTTTCCAAGAGTTTTTTATCAAAGTATTATTTGGATGGCAGAAAAAGACTGGTGGCAGACGATTCCGCAAGGCTTACCTTGAGATTGCCAGGAAGAATGGCAAAACGGAGTTAGCAGCTGCGATTGCAGTTTATTGTTTCCTGTTAGACAATGAAACTGGAGCGGAGGTGTACACAGCTGCAACGACAAGGGATCAAGCGAGGATAGCTTTTGATACTGCTAAAGTATTTTTAAAGAATTTAAAGAATGATTCTAAAACATTTAACAAGTTGGTTAATGTTTTAAAATATAATTGTAATGTACCTACCACAAATACAAAGTTCGAATCGGTTAGTGCCGATGCTGATACCTTAGATGGTCTTAATCCACATTGTGCTATTATTGACGAATATCACGCGCATAAGACAAGCGATGTACTTGAAGTTATGGAAACAGGCATGGGAGCAAGATTGCAACCATTACTCCTAATTACTACTACTGCTGGCTTTAATCGTGAATCTCCCTGCTATATGTACAGAAAGGTAATGGTTGACATTTTAGAGAAAAGGAAAATAGATGAGTCTGTTTTTCCATTACTATTTTGTTTAGATGAAGGAGATGACTGGCAGGATAAAAAGAACTGGACAAAGAGCAATCCTAACCTTGGTGTAACTCCCTACATGGACTACATGGACAATCAATACCAAAAGGCATTGAACGAAGGGGCCGCAAAGCAAATACAATTCATGACAAAGAATCTAAACGTATGGACATCTACCTCCTCCGTTTGGATTTCGCAAAGCTACATTGATGCAACCAGGTTATTTATTGATGATGCTACGCTGTATAATAAAAAATGCTTTGCTGGCTTAGACTTGGCATCTACGCGTGACATTTGCGCACTTGTACTTTGTTTTCCAGTGCAAGAAGGATTAAGTAAACCACACATAAAATCTTATTACTTTTGCCCAGAGGATAATGTGAGAGAGCGATCTCTTAGTGATGGTGTTCCATATCTTCAATGGCAGCAAGATGGGCATTTAACTATGACAGATGGTAACGTAACGGATTATGATTTTATAAAGAATAAAGTAATAGAAATAACGGCTAAGTATAAAATAGAGTGCATTTGTTTTGACAGATGGAATGCCTCGCAGCTTGTTATTCAATTAACAAATGATGGCGCAACCATGAAACCATTTGGTCAAGGCTTTATTTCTATGTCTGCTCCAACCAAGGAGGTAGAAAAATTGTTTTTATCTCATGAAATTACTCATGATGGCAATCCAGTGTTAGAATGGATGATGAGCAATGTTATGTTGCGGTTAGATCCTGCTGGCAACATTAAAATAGATAAAGCAAAGAGTACAGAGAAGGTAGATGGAGCGGTAGCGATGGTTATGGCCTATGCACAAATAATGCAAGGAGATAGACCAACTATATACGAGGGCAAGGAAAGGGAAGGAGGATTGTTGATGTTATAAAATGTACCTAATTAAAATAAAAACCTTTTAATTATGGAAAAATTAATGGCAAAGCATGAGTACGCTCAACAGGTTAGACAAATTAATTCAACAAGCGGATATTTTCATAGGTTTTACGAGTTATCCGGAGAATGTCGTACACATCAAGAGGCATGGATAAAATTGGAGGAAGAGAGAGATGAATTTGGATTGGATGAGAAATATAAGACCTACGAAAGTTTTAGAAAAGCAAAAAGCAATTATATGATATTACGCTTTGTTTAAGATGTTACCATAACTCCATTACTTCATACTATCTTGGTTTATATTTGCCGCATGGGAATAATTAACTCCATGCGGTCTTTTTTTTCTAATACTCGTGCCAGTATTGAAAATCCAAGTACACCTATCAACGGTGATACTTTAGGCGCATTATTTCAAAGAGGATCTGCAGCTGGTGTTGCGGTGGATGAATATTCAATCATAGGTCTTCCTGCATTTTACCGTGCTACACAAATACTTGGAGGTGTTGTAGCATCTATTCCTTTTGACATCATAGAAAAATTGGATAATGGTGGCACAAGAATTGCAACTGAACATCCTAACTACAAAATAATAGCAAGAGAGCCATCGGAGTTATATACCTCACATACTTTTTATAAAACAATGGTGTTGCATTACTTGGCTCATGGTGCATTTTACGCAGTCATCAATAGGAATAGCATAACTACAAGAATAAACAGCCTTACTATTTTAAATCCTACCAAAATGGAATTAGGATATAATAGTAGGAATGAATTAATTTTTAAGAATAAGGAAAACAACAAAACATATAGAGGTGACAATATCATCTATATACCTAACCTTGCGTGGGATGGTGTTAAGGCTTTGTTAGTGCCAGACGTTCACCGTGACAACTTTGGGTTAGCGTTAGCCAATAGAAATTATGGTGCTAACTTTTACAAAAATGGTGCGCACTTAAACGGTGTTTTAAAACATCCTGGAAGATTAACAAACGAGGCATACGATAGATTAAAAGGTAGCTTTAACCGTGCTTTTGGTGGAAGTCAAAACGCTGGAGGTACTGCCATCTTAGAGGAAGGCATGGACTTTCAGAAAGTAGGGCTTAATCCTGCCGATGCAGCATTTAATGAAACAAAGAAAGCTACTATCTCCGACATTGCAAGGATAACTGGTGTGCCAGGTGTTTTATTAGAAGATATGGAAAAGGCAACATTTGGCAACATGGAGCAACTTAGCCAGATGTTTGTAAATTATACAATAATGCCATTGTGTGAAACAATAGAGGCAGAGTTTAATAGGAAGATATTTTTTGAGGCAGAAAAGTACACTTATTGTACACGTTTTAATCTTGATGGATTATTAAGAGGTGATATAGCAGCGAGATCATCTTATTATACTACTATGCGTAATGTACTGGCGATGTCACCTAATGAAATTCGAATTAAGGAGAATATGAATCCTTACACAGGTGGAGATAGTTATGAATTGCCTCTTGCATCTAACATAAAGATAGAACCTACAACCGATGCCGTACAGTAACTATCCACAATCAGCAACTAATGCAGCAAAGAAAGCATTGCAGCATAAAGAAGATAATGGCAGCCAGTGTGGAACTTCCGTGGGCTGGTCAAGAGCTAAGCAGTTGTCAAGCAGAGATGCATTAAGTGATGATGAGGTTATAAGAACATATAGTTTTTTAAGTAGAGCCAAGGTATATGACCAAGGCAAATATTTTAATGAAGATGATAATGAAATATGCGGTTCAATCATGTATGACGCTTGGGGTGGTTCAACCATGTTGCCCTGGGCAGAAAGAACTGCTAATAAAATAATGGACGAAAGGTCAAAAGAAGAAACTATGGAAAAGAGAAGTATAAATTTTGAACTAAGGGCTAAACCGGAAAGCCGTACTATCTTTGGTACTGCCACAGTGTTTAACTCTTCCTATGACATGGGATGGTATGATGAGGAGATGTCATCTGACTCATTAAATGAAGCTGACATGAAAGATGTAGTTGCTTTGTTTAATCATGACATGAACATGGTATTGGCAAGAACAAGCAGTGGCACATTAAAGCTAAATGTCACAGGCAATGCGATGGAGTACGAATTTGAGGCACCAAATACTACATTAGGCAATGATTTGCTTGAAATGGTAAAACGTGGTGATGTTTACCAGAGTAGTTTTGCCTTTACCGTAGAGGCAGAGGACTGGCAAGAAAGATCGGGAATGAAACCAAAAAGAGTCATACGTTCTATTAAAAAAGTGTATGATGTTTCTCCGGTAACTTATCCTGCTAACCCAGATACAATGGTTGCAAAAAGAGGCTACGATGCTACAAAGCAAATAGATGAAGATTTGCAAAAAGTAATTGATATATCTGTTGAATCAGAAATTAATATACAAAATGAATTACGCAGGAATGCCCTGCACTTACTTAAATTAAAAACAAAATAATGAACTCTAAATTGCTAAGAGAAAAGCGGGCTTCCGATTATGCTATAATGGAAGACTTGCAGAAGAGAGCAGCTGGCGAAGGACGTCTAATGAATGCCGAGGAATTGGCACAATGGGATGCAGCAGATGCTAACTTTAAAAACTATACAGACCAAATTTCAAGACTTGAAAGATGGAATGACATTAACACGGAGGAGAGAGGTGTTAATGCAGTTGAGCAGACAATTAATAATTTGCCAAGAGATGCAAGGGAGATTGTAAAGTCACCAGAGTATCACACAGCATTTATGAAAGCTCTTGCAAAGCGTGACTTAACAAGCAATGAGCAATCAATGCTTAGAGAGATGCGTGGAACTGCAACAATTACAACTGCCGAGACTGGCTTAGCTGGTGGATATGTCATTCCTTACCAATTTTCTTATGAGTTGGAAAAGACAATGGCTTACTACGGCCCAATGCTACAGGTTAGCCGTATAATCACTACTCCACAGGCAGGTACATTGTACTGGCCAAAAGTAAATGATACTGCTACGGCAGGTTCATGGCACACTGAAGGTGGAACGGTTACTGTACAGGACATGACCTTTACAAGAGAGACTTTCTCAGCTCACGTTTTAAACACACTTGTAAAAGTGTCTGTTGAATGGGCAAATGACGAGTTTGGTTTATTAAACACAGAGTTACCAATTATGTTAGGTGAGCGTTTAGGTCGTGGCTTAAACACTGCATTTACAACTGGTGATGGTTCTGGTAAACCAACAGGATTCAGAGACGTAGCACCATCCGGTGTTGAATCTGCTTCTACCGGTGCATTTACTGCCGCTAACTTGGTTGAGCTTGTTCACTCTGTTGACATTGCTTACCGTAACTCACCATCTGCTGCATTTATGATGCATGACCAGATTTTAAGTGCAGTTAGAAAGTTAAACTTAGACACTAACAACACTACTTTGTTCCAACCATCTCTACGAGAAGGTACACCAGATAGATTATTAGGTTATAATTTCTTTATAAACAATGATCTTCCATCTGCACAGGCTGCTGATGCAAAGATAATCTTCTTTGGAGATTGGTCTAAGTACATCATTCGCCAGGTAGCTAACAATGTCCTTGTGCCGTTGCGTGAAAGGTTTATGGATGAGATGGAGTTAGGATTCTTAATGTACGCTCGTTTTGATGGTAAATTAATTCAGACTGCTGCAATTAAGCACTTGAAGAATCTGTAATCAATAGGGGATAGTAAAGGGATAGGGAGAAATCTCTATCCCTACTTAAAAATATAAAGATGGCTTGGAAAGTAACAACGGCACCTGCTAAAGAAGTTTTTACATTAAATGAAGTTAAGAATTATCTAAAAGTAGATACTTCTGCTGACGATACTTTGATTACTACTTTATTGCAGTCAGCTCGTGAAGTTGCAGAGCGTTATCTTAATCAAGCGTTAATTACACAAACTATAACAGAAAAGTTAGATAGGCTTAATAATCCTATTATTTACTTATCTGTCTCTCCAGTAATTGCCGTTAGCTCATTTCAATATAACGATGGAGTTAATAGCGTACAAACTTACAATTCTGCTAATTATGTTGTAGATACTTTTTTAAAACCTGGAAGATTAGCTTTAGCATACGGTGCTACATGGCCAACACTTTACGGTAATATAAATGATGTAACAATTACATACACGGCAGGATATAGCACAGAGCCATCTGGAGTGCCAATGCAGATAAGACAGGCTGTATTAATGATGATTGCAGATGGTTACGATAATAGAGAAGATTATATAAAGAAATTACCTACGGCATCGGAGTATTTACTTGATCAATATCGCGTTCAATTATTCTAATGAGATACAACAAGAAAGAAGAAATAGGAAAGTTAAGAGAAAGAATAATAGTACAGAGTGTTTCTCGTACTGTTGGTACTACTGGTTTTGGAACAGAGACATGGAGTAATTTTGCCGAGGTGTGGGCAATAGTAGATTATAAAGGAGTAAACAAGGAGGAGGTAGAAGGTGGCAAGATAACAGCATTAAGCCAGGTGAGAGTTACCTGTCGAAATAGGACAGACATAAACGAGCAACAAAGAAT